TCCACAAGCCTTGCGGGATTATCCTGCAGGGCTTTCTTTATGCCCAGAAAGGAGGCGCGGCTGATGCCAAGGAAACCACAAAGACCGTGCCGATTTCCCGGCTGCCCGAACCTGACCGACGGTGTTTACTGCGAGGAGCACACCAAGGTCATGGAACAACACTACGAGAAGTTCCAGCGTGGCTACTCCACCGGCAAGCGTTACGGCAGGGCTTGGAAACGAATCCGTGACCGCTACGTCCACAAGCATCCTCTCTGCGAGCGATGCCTGAAGGAAGGACGCTACGTTGCTGTTGAAGAAGTCCACCACATCACTCCTCTCTCCGAGGGTGGAACAAATGAAGAGTCGAACCTGATGAGCCTTTGTCGCTCGTGCCACGAGAAAATTCACCGTGAACGTGGTGACCGGTAGGGCGGTCAAAATCTCTACGACCCTTTTCCCCGGAAAACGGCGCGGGGTCTTTTACGCAAAAATTGCAATTCAAACAGGGTATTAAACCCTGCACCACAGAAATGGAAGTGATCGACATGGCGAAAGACGGAACCTATCGCGGCGGGCGGCGTGTCAAAGCTGGCTCCAAACCGGACGCCCTCGCCGACAAAATAATGAAAGGCGCACCTGCAAAGCGTATGGAGCTGCCGGACTTCACAGAAGACATGACCGACTTCGATGTTGACGACATCGGTGACGGCGTAGAGCTGGAAGGCATGGATATGCCAAGTCCGGACGATTACCTCTCTGCTCTTCAGAAGGACGGCAAGCCCCTCGGCGCAGATGAAATCTATAAGGAAACATGGCTGTGGCTCAAGGAACGTGGCTGCGAGAGGCTGGTAAACAAGCGCCTGCTCGAAAGCTACTCTGAGGCCTTTGCCCGGTACATTCAGTGCTCCGAAGCGGTCAGCAAATACGGCATGCTCGGAAAGCACCCGACCACCGGCGCTGCCATTGCGAGCCCTTTCACACAGCTTTTAATGAACTTTCAGAAGCAGGCCAACCTGCTCTGGTACGAGATTTATGACATTGTGAAGCAAAACTGCACCGAGCCCTTTGAGGGCAGCCCGCAGGACAGCGTGATGGAGCAGCTGCTTCGAAGCAGGAGGAATATGTAAATGAACACACAGAAATTGGAACAGGTACCTATTGATAAACTGGTGCCCTATGCCCGGAATGCCCGGACGCATAGCAAGGAGCAGATCGCACAGCTCCGCGCTTCTCTCAGGGAGTTCGGCTTTGTGAGTCCTGCGGTCATTGATGCAGATTATAACATCCTCGTCGGCCACGGTCGCATTACGGCTGCCCGCGAGGAAGGATATGAAACCGTGCCCTGCGTCTTTGCCGAGAACCTGACGGAAGCACAAAAGCGTGCGTATATCCTTGCGGACAATCAGCTGGCGCTCAACGCAGGCTGGGATGAGGAAATGCTGTCGGTCGAATTATCTGACCTGCAGGATCAGTCCTTTGACCTATCTCTCCTCGGCTTTGACGCCGGTGAGCTGGATAAGCTGCTCGGCACCGGGAATGAAAAGGACATCGCCGATGATGACTTTGACCTCACCGCTGCCCTTGAGAAGGCTTCTTTCGTGGAGCCCGGCGACATCTGGACAGTCGGCAGGCATCGTGTTATGTGTGGCGACGCCACCTCGCCGGAAGATGTGGAAAAACTCATGGACGGCAAGAAAGCAAACCTCGTCCTGACCGATCCGCCCTACGGCGTATCTTTCAAAGCCTCGGACGGCCTTACGATCCAGAACGACTCTCTCAAGGGCGAAGAATTTTACAAGTTCCTGCTGGCAGCTTTTAAGAACATGGCTGACCACCTCGAAAAAGGCGGAGCCGCTTACTGCTTCCATGCGGATACCGAAGGGCTCACGTTCCGAAAGGCATTCATTGACGCAGGCTTCCACCTCGCCGGTGTGTGTATCTGGGTAAAGAACAGCCTCGTGCTCGGTCGCTCCGATTATCAGTGGCAGCATGAACCTGTGCTCTACGGCTTTTTGCAAAACGGCAAGCACCCGTGGTATTCCGACCGCAAGCAGACCACCATCTGGAACTACGATAAGCCAAAACGCAATAAGGATCACCCGACCAGTAAGCCGCTCGACCTTCTGGGCTATCCCATCCAGAATTCCTCTCAGGAGAATTCTGTAGTTATTGATACCTTCGGCGGCTCCGGCTCCACACTGATGGCCTGTGAGCAGTTAAACCGCGTCTGCTACATGATGGAGCTCGATCCGAAATACGCCTCTGTCATCCTTCGCCGTTACGTGGAGGATACCGGTGATGATGAGAATGTGTATGTAATAAGAAACGGCGAAAAGCTCCTCTATTCCGCTCTGGCAAAGGAAGTCGAGACCTCTCCGACGGCGAGTGTATAATACACAATTTCTGCCCGGTTTCTTCGGCAATTTTCTACCCAAGAAAATGTCGGAAATCGCTTGATAAATAAGGCTTTCAGAGTGATGTATATACATGCCGAAAGGCACAGCAAAAAAACTTAATCTCACAAAGGAGGAACACACTCATGAAAGCAAATTACAACGTAACCGGAAACGACAGAAAAGCATTAGTCGCAGCCATTGAAAACCTCACCGGCGACAAGGCGATCTACATGCGTATGCCGACCTGCGCTTACGAGATCGGCGACATCACGGTCGACAAAGAAGGCGGCGTAACCTGCGAGGACGCAGACAAGCTGGAACGCATCATCCACAACCTGATCGCGGATGGCTTCACACCGGAGGATACCGAAGAGGTCGAAAGCGACGATGAAGCCACCGGCCTTACAGTCAGCCTCCCGCTCGACAAGGTGGCGGTCGGAAACCTCACCAACCTCCTCACCGCCAAGGAAAGCCTCATCAAGAAGGCGCTCGGCATTGACAATCTTGGTATTGAAGTCACAGAGGATACAGTCAGCTTCCCTTGGTTTACCGAGATGCCGGAGCCGGACGAGGTCAAGGCCTACACCCACTTCATTGCAGCCCTTGGCAAGATGAGCCGGGATTTGAAGCGCATCAGCGCCACCGAGAAGGAAGTTGACAACGAGAAGTACGCATTCCGCTGCTTTCTCCTGCGGCTTGGCTTCATCGGAAACGAATATAAGGCAGAGCGCAAGATTCTCCTTAAGAATCTCTCCGGCAACTCCAGTTGGAAGAACGGCGCACCGGAAAAGGAGGTGGCAGCATGCGAATGATCACAAAAGAGCAGCTTGAAGCGCTCCGCTCCCGCTACCCGGCAGGCACCCGCGTGGAGCTTCTCCAGATGGACGATGTGCAGGCTCCGCCTATCGGCACCAAGGGAACCGTTACAGGAGTCGACGATACCGGCAGCCTCATGGTGAACTGGGACAACGGCTCCGGCCTGAATGTCATCTACGGCATCGACCGTGTGCGGAAGGTGGTGGACTGAGATGGATGAAAAGGTAAAGGAGCAGATCCTTGCTATCCGGGACACTGGTCTTACCAATATGTTCGATGTAAACAGAGTGCAGCGGCTGGCCTATGAGAGAGACTTCTACGAGCTGGTTTTATACCTTGAGGATCACCGGAAAGAATACGTGAATTTCATTCTGACCGGCGAGGCATAAACTACACAATTTAGGCCTCAAAACTTCCTGCAGGATTGTCACATATATTTCGATAAATAGCTTGCTATTACAAGCGTTCAGAGTGATATATGTACATACCAAAAGGGAAAACAACCACAAGGAGGAACCACCATGAAGTACACAATCGAAGCTATAGAAAACGCAAAGCCCGGAATGCGCTGGGAAGAGATCGGATGCCATTGGACGCTGGGACAGGCCTACCTTTACAGCAAGGAAGCCGGAAACGACCTGCCGAACTTCGCCGAAGTCATCTGGGATTACGACATTGAAGCGATCCTTGCAGATTGCCGGAAGCTCGGAGTAAAGGAATTCACCATCAGCTCCACCTTCTCAAGCCTCATCGAGACCATTGCAAAGTTTGAGGAGCTCGGCTGCACGCTGGACGGAATTGTAAAGGTCAAGGAGCGCTACACCCACTTCGGAAGCGACGAGCACGCCCTCATCCCTGCTTTCAAGATGACGGTAAAGGAGGCATAAGGAAAATGTGGAGCGAAGGAGTTATCGGCATCCCGGATGCCAAGGACAAGAAAAAATATACCAAATGTCACTACTGGGTAAAACACTACGACGAGCCAAGCGAGACCTACGGCATTAACGGAGGCAGGATCAGCAAGCTCATGATCAAGATTGACGGCGAGACCGTTTGCAACTACGACAGAGGCTGGGACATTCATCCCACCTGCAAGGAAGCAGAGATGGCGCTTTGCATCCTGCTGGATAACCACAACTAAACATTAAACCCTGAATATGAATATTCCGGGAGACTGAGCCAGAAGGCTCTTTCTCTCGTACTGATACCGGATCGCTATTGCGGTCTTTTATTTTGCCCTGAAAGGAGGCGGCCACCGTGCCAATGCGAAAACTGAAAAACTATAAGCCGACCCGCTTCATGGCAGAGACTTCTCACTACAGCAAGCAGATGGCGGACTTCGCGGTGATGTTCATCGAGCAGCTCACCCACACCAAAGGCACGTGGGCAGGAAAGCCCTTCGAGCTCATCGACTGGCAGGAACGGATCATCCGCGACCTGTTCGGTGTCTTGAAGCCGAATGGTTACCGTCAGTTCAATACGGCCTACATCGAAATCCCAAAGAAGATGGGAAAGTCAGAGCTGGCCGCCGCTGTCGCCCTGCTCCTTTGCTGCGGTGACGGTGAGGAACGCGCCGAAGTCTACGGTTGCGCTGCAGATAGACAGCAGGCCACCATCGTTTTTGATGTTGCTGCGGATATGGTGAGAATGTGCCCGGCGCTTAATCGTCGCGTCAAAATACTGGCCTCCCAGAAACGGATCATCTATGAGCCTACCAACAGCTTCTATCAGGTGCTCTCCGCTGAGGCCTACAGTAAGCACGGCTTTAACATCCACGGCGTGGTATTCGATGAGCTACACACCCAGCCGAACCGGAAACTCTTTGATGTAATGACAAAGGGCTCCGGCGATGCCAGAATGCAGCCGCTGTATTTCCTGATTACCACTGCTGGAAATGATACAAACACTATTTGCTATGAAGTCCACCAGAAAGCGCAGGACATCCTCGACGGCAGGAAGGTCGATCCAACCTTCTATCCGGTCATTTACGGTGCAGAACCTGACGAGGACTGGACTGATCCGGAAGTGTGGAAAAAGGCAAACCCCTCTCTCGGTATCACGGTCGGCATTGACAAGGTGGAAGCGGCCTGCGAATCGGCAAAGCAAAACCCCGGTGAAGAGAATTCCTTCAGGCAGCTGCGCCTTAATCAATGGGTAAAGCAGGCTGTCCGCTGGATGCCAATGGATAAATGGGACGCCTGCGCCTTTCCAGTTAATGAGGACGACCTCGAAGGCCGTGTCTGCTATGGCGGCCTTGACCTGTCCTCCACTACGGATATTACTTCCTTTGTGCTGGTATTCCCGCCACGGGATGAAGACGACAAGTATGTGATCCTCCCGTACTTCTGGGTGCCAGAGGATACGCTGGAACTTCGCGTGAGACGCGACCATGTGCCCTACGACACTTGGGAGAAAGAAGGAATGCTGCAGACCACCGAAGGCAATGTTATTCATTATGGCTATATCGAGAAATTCATCGAACGCCTCGGCGAGCGCTTCAATATCCGCGAGATCGCATTCGACCGCTGGGGAGCAGTCCAGATGGTTCAGAACTTGGAGAACATGGGCTTTACTGTCGTGCCCTTCGGACAGGGCTTTAAGGATATGAGCCCGCCCACAAAGGAACTCATGAAGCTGACACTTGAGCAAAAGCTCGCTCACGGCGGCCACCCGGTGCTCCGCTGGAATATGGATAACATCTTCATCCGTACTGACCCAGCCGGAAATATCAAGGCTGACAAGGAAAAATCTACAGAGAAGATCGACGGTGCTATCGCCACCATCATGGCGCTTGACCGTGCGATCCGCTGCGGCAATGACAACGGTGCTTCTGTCTATGACGACAGAGGCATTTTATTTATCTGAAAGGCAGGTGATCAATATGAGCATATTTTCAGGACTGTTTCGTTCAAGAGATAAGCCTACCAATTCAACAACCGGAAGCTCC